CGGGCGAGATGACAACAACTGTTGACAAGGATGCTGCAAACTATTGGTTTGACAACAGCGTTTTTGCCATTGTCGGCAGAGAGGGCAGCAGTGAGCTTGGCATTACTGGCGCAGGCATGCGCCCTGTTGATGTGGCAAAGATCACAGGCAAGGCTGTTGATGACGCAACAGGCGCGGTCATTGATGAGGGCGTTTATGTTGAAAAGTATTGGGCTTTGGGCGCAAGAAAGAAGAACATCGACGGCACACATGAGCATTTTTGGTTTATGAAAGGCTCTTTTGCAATCCCTGATGAGAGCGCAAAGACAGAGGGTGAGGATACTGACGCAACAGGCACTGAGCTGACTTACACTGCCATTCAGACAACTCACAAGTTTGAAAAGACAGGCAAGGTGTGCAAGCGCGTTGTCATTGATGAGGAAACAACAAAGATCATTGATGATGCTGATTGGTTTGCTCAGGTTGTCACTCCTGATGTGCTTGCAACTGTTTGCACAAAGGCTGAAACTGTTTAATTGCTGAATAGCGGAGGGGTAGGCGTGTACAGCCGAAAGCATGACAGCCTTGCATGTTTCCCTCCGCTTTTCAATCACAAGGCAATACGAAAGGCGGTATTGAAATGGATTTTGAGCTGAACATTTATGGCGTTGATGATGAGATTATCAAAACATATCGCACTGCGCATGTGAGATGGGGCATCTTTGCTGAGGCAATCAAACTCAAGGAGGAGATTGCAAGCAAAAATGCAGCAGAGCAGCTTGAGGCTGTGAGTAAGTTTATGCAAAACATTTTTCTCGGCCTTACTGATGAACACATGCAGCTTGCAGATGCGTTTGATGTTTTCAACACTTTCAACATGATTGTGAACAAGGCAAACAGCATCAATGGTGGCAGAAAAAACGGATAAGGGGAGCTGCCCAAAGCTCCCCAAAAAGCCTGTATTACTCAGTGATTGAGCTGACTTTTTCTGTTGCCAACGCCACAAATTGTGATGTGTTCCGCGTGTTTGAGCAGGACATGAGCGTTGTGATTGATGTGATCAATTATCTTGTTGAGCGGGCTGAGGGAGAGCAAGAGCCAATGCCGGAGCAGCGCACAGCGCATGACGGAGCAAAAACAAGAGTGCGGGATACATTTTGGGACTATGTTTAAGGCGGTGAGGGCATGGCAGTTGAAAATTTAGGCGCGAGCTTTTCAATTGATATTACAAATCTCAAGGCGGGGCTTGCGCAGGCAAACAGACTTATCCGCGAGAGTGAAAGCGAGTTTAAAGCTGCGGCGGCGGGCATGGACGATTGGAGCAGCTCACAGGAGGGACTTGAGGCAAAAATCAAAAGCCTCAGCAGCATCACTGAGTTGCAGCGCAAAAAGGTTGGTGCGCTCACTTTGGAATATGAGCGCATGATTTCTGAGGGGCTTGATCCTGCAAGCAAAGAGGCTGTTGATCTGCGCACAAAGATCAACAACGAAACTGCCGCACTCAATAAAAGTGAGAGCGCGCTTGCAAGTGCAAAGCAGGCTCTTGATGATTTCGGCAAAACTTCTGACAAGGCGGGCAAGGATGTTGATAAGGTTGGAGATGCAGCAAAGGACGCAGGCGGCGGGCTTGAGGGCTTGAAAGGCGCGGCGGGTGTTGCTGCGGGCGCGGTTGCCGCTGTTGGTGCGGCCTGCGCTGCTGCTGTTGGCTCTTTCTTTGGGCTTGCTGAAAGCACAAGAGAGAGCAGGACGGCAATGGGCAAACTGGAGACGGCTTTTGCTGAGGTTGGCATGTCTGCGCAGGCGGCGGAAAACACTTTCACTGAGCTGTATGGTGTGCTTGGTGATGAGGGCAGAGCAACAGAGGCTGCACAGCAGCTTGCACAGTATGCAAACACTGAGGAGGAGCTTGCGGAGCAAACGCGCCTGCTCACAGGAGTGTTTGCAACATATGGTGACAGCATCCCAACAGAGGGGCTTGCTGAGGGCGTGGCCGCCACAATTGCAATGGGTGAGACGCAGGGCGTGCTTGCTGATGCATTGGAGTGGCAGGGCGTAAATCTTGACAGTTTCAATGAGAGCCTTGCTGCCTGCGCTGATGAGCAGGAGCGTGAGGCGTTAATTACGGAAACACTCAATGGCCTTTATGGTGAGGCTGCTGACAAATACAGAGAAGTTAATGCAGATGTGATTGCTGCGCAGGAGGCACAGGCGGGGCTTACGCAGGCAATGAATGATCTTGGCGCAATTGCAGAGCCTGTTATGACAACGCTGAAAACACTGGCGGCGGATTTGCTCACAACAATCTCGCCTTTTGTTGGCCTGATGGGTGAGGGGCTGCAAGGCGCACTCAATGGCACAGCGTATGCAACAGAAAAGATTGCATCCGGCTTGAGCGGGCTGCTTACTGTGTTGGTTGAAAAACTTGTTGCCATGCTGCCAACAGTGATCTCAACGCTTGTTTCTGTCCTCTCAACTATTGTGCCGCTGCTTGTTTCAACACTGTCCACACAACTGCCTCTCATCATCTCGGCAATTATGGGCTTTTTGCCTCAGTTGTTGACAGTTTTGGCAGAGCAACTGCCTGTGATTTTGCAGGCTGTCATTTCCGGATTTTCTCAGATCGTTTCCATGCTCGGCCTGATGCTGCCCACACTGATCCCAATTGTTATTGCTGCGGTGATCAGTTTGGCAGAAACGCTGATTGACAACATTGATTTGCTCATTGATGCGGGCATTGATTTGGTGATTGGCTTGGCAGATGGCCTGCTTTCTGCTCTGCCTTTTTTGATTGAGAAAGCTCCTGTTTTGATTGAAAAACTTTACTCCGCAATTGCGCGCAATCTGCCCAAATTGTTGCAGATGGGCGTTGAGTTGGTTTTGAAATTGGGAGCGGGCTTGATCAAGGCAGTGCCGCAGCTTGTTTCTAAAATTCCTCAGATAGTGTCTGCAATTTTGGGCGGATTGAGTGAGGCTGCATCCGGCGTGTTTGATGTTGGCAAGGATATTGTGCGCGGCCTGTGGGACGGCATCAAGGACATGGGCGGTTGGATTGCTGACAAGCTTGAGGGCTTTGGCGAGAGTGTGCTTGGTAGCATTAAGAGCTTTTTCGGCATCAAATCCCCCTCGCGTGTCATGGCTGATGTTGTTGGCAAAAATCTTGCGCTCGGTATTGGCGCGGGCTTTGAGGATGAGATTGACGGCGTAAATAAAAAGATCACAGGCAGCGTTGATGTGATCGCAGGCGGCGGCATTTCTCCCCACATCAACAGCACAAGTGCCGGAGCTGCGGGCAAGAGCATCAGCATCAATCAGGTAAATCATTATGCGCAGGCGCACAGCAGATTTGAGCTGTGGCAGAGCCGCAAGGATATTGCTGCGGCAGTGCGCTTGGCAAGCGTTACATAAGGAGGGCTGAGGCTTGAAATTAGATTTAATATCCAATAACGGCACTTTGCCCTTGTGGGAAAATGAGTATTTCTATGTGATCAATGTTGACGGCATGACGGCGGCGGCGGTCAACATTGCAAGCAATACTGTGTACAGCATGGATGGTGACACAATCACAAACACGCAAACACAGCCTCGGCAGATTGTCATTGATCTGCTCATCAAGCAGGATGTGAGTGTTGAGGCTGCGCGGGCGTATGTCACACAGTATGTCAAGCCGAAACAGGCGGCAACGCTTGCGCTCACTTATGATCTCAGCGGCGCAGAGCAAAGCAAGGTGATCAGCGGCAAAGTTGCGGGCATTGTTCTGCCGCGCTTTACTGAGCAGGCTGTCATGCAGATCACGCTGTATTGCTCGCAGCCTTATTGGGAAGATGCATCGTTTATTGTCAAGTACATCTCTGACATTATTGATGCGCACAAGTTTGAGATCACATGGAGTGAGCCGCTGCCAATGGGCATCTTTGACATGACGCGCACAAGAGAGATTGTCAATGAGGGTGATGCTGCTGTTGGCATGATTGTGACGATTACGGCACAGGGCGCAGTGCGCAATCCTGCCTTGTACAACAATCTTACAGGGCAGTATATCGGCATCACTGACACGCTTGCGGCGGGTGATGAGGTTGTGATCAACACAATCAGAGGACAGAAAAGCATTACAAAAAATGGCGTGAATGTTTTGAGCAAACTGCGGGCGGGCAGCACATGGCTGCAACTTGATGTTGGCAGCAATGTCCTGCTGATTGACGCTGACAGCGGCGCATCTGAGATGTATTTTGCTCTGACATTCAAGCAGGCATATGTGTGAGGTGCTGCGGCATGATTGATTATGTTGAGATCAGAAACACGGCACTTGAGCTGATTGGCCTGATCGACACGGCAAAAAGCATCATTTGGGAAACGCAGTATTATGGAGCAGGGGCATTTGAGGTTTATACGGCGGCAACGCCTGATGCAATTGCCCTGCTCCAATGCGGGAACTTTGTGACAAGAGTTGAAAATGAGGGCGTTGGCATCATTGAGGCTGTTGAGGTTGTTTTCAGTGCGGCGGATGGGCGCATGCTGACGGCATCCGGCAGGCTTGCAAAATCCATCCTTGATCGGCGGCTCATCACATATGTCAATGGCAATGTCAACGCGCCAACAATTTTCTCAGGCAATGTTGAGGCGCGGGCGCGCGGGCTTGTGCAGGACAATGCAATTGCCTGTTACAGAGACAAGGCGCGCACAATCCCCTATGCTGCCCGCAACATCAGCCTTTTGCAGCTTGGCGCACTTGCGGGCTTGCCTGCTGAGACGGAAAGCATGCAGGCAACGCATGAAAATCTGCTCACATACACAGATGAGCTTTTGCAGCAGTATGGATATGGAGCAAAGATGATCAGGAGCGGCGGCAAGCTCGCGTACACTGTCTATTGTGGCAAGGATCGCAGCATCGGCAATGCAGAGGGCAATGAGCCTGTCATTTTCTCAACTGATTTTGATAATCTCATCGGCAGCAATTACAGATATGATGAGACAGGGCGCAAAACATATGCGCTTATCGGCGGAGATGGTGAGGGGCTTGAGCAATTC